TCATGTTTTTTTATCTCCTTTTCTTTACAAATATATATTACCATATTATTACATTATAATCAATACTTTTTGTTAATTTTTGTTTCTATTTGAAACATTAAATTCAGCGCTTTTTTATGAAAAACAGGACTTTTTAGTACTGTAGTTCTTCAATATATTTTGAGATCAATGCCATGTATGCGTCTCTGTCTGGCTTTTCTTCATAGTTTACAGTGATCTGCATCGCATTCAGCTTTTCCGCAATCTTGTAGGCCTTGTTGATTTTCTCTGCAAATTTCTTTGCATCTTCGATGTTCTGTGTTCCACAAGCTGACCAGTTCACATCGAATGTTTTTAATTTTGCACCCCAGCTTGGAATTTCACAAATCGAAACTGTTCTACCTTCCATAATTTTATCTACCGCACTCATAAGTGCTGTATATTCCATGTAGTTCATGTTTGTCATTTTCTTTGTTCCTCTCTTTCTTTTTACAGTTATATTATAATACTATAATATAGAAAAGTCAAGCGTTTTCATGACATTTTTTGGCAATTTGTGATCAAAATAAAAAGACTAGGTTTTCCTAGTCCGTTGTTCTAAAGTAATACTGTAGATTCTCACCATCGAAATGGTCAAGAACCCACTCATCAGCCTTACGCCAAAGCTCGTCATACATCTCGGCAAGCATGTAGTTCTTTTTTGTAATGCTCCCAGATTTTCCAATTCAGAACCATAACAAGCTCTGTCATGTATTCAATGTTGTTCTTCCATGCGTTGAACGCTCTGCTATATGTGTCTCGAATTGCAGGACCACCGAAATGGTCTGCAATGCTGAAATCCTCATAGAATGTTGTGCGTGGCTTATATCCTGTCATTTCTTCAATGTTCCATGTCTTAATTTTCATCATTGTCACCATCCTCATCATAGTTGTCGATAATTTCCTGTGCGCCATCGCTCAAATCAAGATGGCATTCATTGTCGATAATGTCCTGCACATAATCAATATCAAGATAATCACTGTAGTCACGTTCATCAGTACTAACAAGATTTCCATATCCGTTAAAGTAGAAATAATCACGGTTCGGATTGAACTCTCCATAGACTCTCTCGCCATTTTCCTCGTACCAAGTATCATGGTCATGCCCGAAATACGCACTTCTCAGAATCTCGGTAGCCTCTTTACCTTGGTAAAACTCATCAAGCTCGTCCATCTGCTCGACACGTCTGTTTCCAAGGATTCCGTTCCAGCAATCTAGTTCCTCGATGTCATAATTGAAGGCGTCCTCGTGTTCCTTATAATAGTTCAATAATGTTTCTGCTAATGTTTTCATGTTCTTTCTTCCTTCCTTTTTTTTACATTATTATAATACCGTAATATGATAGCGATTGTAACACATTTTATCATATTTTGTTTCTTTTTGAAACTTTAACCATTTAATATATCCATAAGTCTTGAGTCCTGCATCTTGTTTTTTCTTCTATCCTCTCCGCTGACAAGTACAGGAAGGCACATCTCAATAATACGACTATAGATTCTGGCTTTGCTTGTATCTTCTGTATGATACAAGTCAGAATACTTCAGATTTGTTGTAATGATCATCGGCTTTCCGCTCCTGTATCTTGCATCAATGATGTTATATACAAGCTCATTGACGTACTCCGTGTTTCGCTCAATTCCCAGATCATCAATAACTAAAAGATCAAACTCGTTCAGGCTATCCAGATATTTCTGCTTTCCTTCATACATGCCCTGAATCGTATTGATGATTCGTGCAAAATTTGTGACCAGACACGGAACATCATTGTCAATCAATTCATTTGCAATGCATGATGCAAGAAACGTCTTGCCTGTTCCAACTCCGCCAAACAGAATAAGCCCTTTACCTGCTTTCTTGAAATCTTCAAATCTTCTGGCATAATTCTTGCACATGTCACTAGCCTTCTTTGATTTCTGATCATCGTGATCAAATCGGCATTTCTGAAGTCCTCTGTCAGGAAAGCCTGTGTTCCTGTATCCTTCAATTCGTGCCAGTCTGTCCTGTTTCTTTTTCTCTGCTTCCTTGCATGAACACATTACCGGAAAATATCCACCGAACATCGATAGCCATTCTCTTCTTGGCTCGTTACATTTTCGGCAGTAAATCATATTGCCTTTGATATATTCAGTGCTCTCATCGCATGTTTCTAACATCCTCTGGATTTCTTCTGTTGTTGGTTGGTTATTCTTAAAGATATCTTGTATGCTTTTCATTTTCTGTTCCTCCTAATGTTTCTCTTTCTTACTTGCTCAAACCGACAAACTTCCAGCCGTAAGCCATTGCACACTCAAGATCATTGCCATTGTAAGCGACTTCGTAATCGCCATCTTTTTCAACGATGTAACCATCTGACCAGTTCCTATTTCTGTATGCTTTTTCAACTGCTTGTTCGTATATCATATCTTTGTACCTCTTTCTTTCTACAACATTATAATATCATAGTAAGAAAGCGATTGCAATACTTTTCCGCGCATTTTGTTTCTTTTTGAAACATTATTTACCGTAGAACATTTTCATGAGATCTTCTTCCGACTCATAGCCATTCTGGTCGTATTTCTTCTCTGGCTGTTTCACCTGATTTGTGTATTCATTCTTCAAAGGGAAGATTCCTTGCCAGTTATGCGTTATTGACTGATTAAGGATACCAATCTTTGTCATGTCGTTATTTCCCAGTTCATCAAGTTTCTTAAGCATGAGTTTAAGAGCATACTCTGTCATAGGTTTCTTGATGAATGATCTCATCTGAACAAATGCTTTCAATGCATTCTGTAATTCTTCATTTCCTGTGTATTCTGCAATCTGTTCATCATACGATTTCGACTTGCTCTTTCTTTCTTTCTTATTAACTATATTATTATCTAGATTATTATTATCTAGATTATTATTATCTAGATTATTAGGTAAACTTTGTTTAATACCCCCCGTTAAACTTTGTTTAATACCCCCCGTTAAACTTTGTTTACTACCCTGTTCAACTTTGTTTACTACCATAGACTTAAGTTTAACTGCTTGATACTCGCAAAACTTTACACCGTTCACAATTTTTTCATACTTTGTGATATATCCTTTTTCAGCCAATGACTTTAGGCATTTTATACAACTTTGCTTTGTTGAATTTGTCCAATCCGCAAGATACTGTAGACTGCCTGTGAACCTTGTTTCATCATCCTGTGAGAATCCATATATGATTGCATACACAAGAAGCTCGTTCCCTTTCAGCCCTAGCCTTGTAACCATCCAACCAGATATGTTGATATAATTTTCTTCTTTTACTTTGCTCATGTTTCTGCTTCCTTTCTTTTCTACTTTACAATTTGTCATGTTATTGTCTTTCTAATAACAGAAAACCGCATCACATTAAGTCCGCCAACCTAATGCAATACGGTTCATGTACCTATTCAGTTTCATTCACTGCTATTCAGCAATGGCGGTTACTGAATAGGTGGTGTAGATTTTTACTACTCTCTAATTTTACTATCATAATGTGATTAAATCAACACATTTTACCGACTTTAGTTTCTTTTTGAAACTTCTTGATGTCTTTACTTGTAACGATGCTAATTGTGTACTCTGGATATTTATATTCGAACAGTTTTTGTTTTAACCGAAATACGTCCGTAATTACCGCTATAGAGCCTTTTACGTCCTCAATGATAATTCTATCATCCTTACACAAGATGTACCTGAAATCGGCTTTATACACTGTTTTACGCCATGTTTTGCCATTCTTCCTGAATGACGGCAAAAGTTCAAAAGAAGGCTGTAATTCCAACTCCCTTACAACTCCTGCACGTTCTAGAATCTTCAGCTGTGCATATCGTTCAGCTTCAAGTTTTGAGTCAAACTTGATGCCATCAGCAACCGTCTTTGTATTGTGATACTTTCTGTACAAATAAGTCACCTCACAGATAGTTTTTTCCGAAAATGTCAATGAACTCGCTTGTAGTCCATGCATACTCGTCCATCGCTCTTTCTTGCCCCAACTTTTTCAGATACATGTCAAATTCATGCCCTTTTCGGTTATGCACGCCGTACTCAGACATGTTGTGATCTTCAGGTCTGATGAATACGACAAGACCATACTTGATTGATTTTTTCCTGTTGGCAGTGCCAAAAAATATTTCGTGCCTATGTGTGCCCTCATAACGCTGATTGCTGTAATAATATATGTGACCGTTAGCCTGATACATGCCATTAGGCATAATAGATTCCTTCAACTAATCGCCCCCTATGAACTTTAATTGTGCTATCTCTGACGGTGTTAGCACTGGTATTCCTACTTCTTCACATTCGCTTCTTACACCATCAAGCAAGATAGCGAACTCCTTAGAATCCATCTGTGAACTGCCTTTATAGATCTTGTAATGTGTGAACTCCTTGCCGTTTACCGTACCTTTGCCTATCTCCTCGTAGTACTTGAAATAGCCATGTAGGATCACATCTGAACAAATGCTGACAACCTCATACTGCCCATATCGTTTAAGCATAAGAAAATGGCATTCTTGATTATCCATTCTCATAACGCTCGCCAACTGGTTGAGTAAAGACCAGTAGTACGCATTGGCTGTCAATGATCTTTTCGATTTCTTCTCTTTTATCTCATACAGCTTGTCTGCATCCTGCTGGTCGAACAACCACTGGATGATAGTTTTCGCATTTCCTATCATGCCACTTTTCCACCTTTAAAATGGGAGATCATCTTTTTCTAATTCAAAATTTTCATTATCATTGAAGTTGTCTGAATCAGTATAGCCATTATTGTTATAGTTACTTTGTTCACGGTTCTTAGTTTCTAAGAACTCAACATGATTAACCAACACTTCTGTAACATACACTGTTCTCCCATGACTATCTTCATAATTTCTTGTTCTGATAGAGCCATTAACTGCAATTCTATCTCCTTTATGTACGTACTGTTCCAAAAGTTCAGCTGTCTTTTTCCATGACACGCATTGAATGAAATCTGCTTCCTGCCCGTCATTTGTTTTGAAGTCTCTGTTGACGGCAAGAGTGAAACTTGCAACAGCCGTGCCATTTCCTGTCCTTCTTAGTTCAATGTCTCTTGTAGTACGTCCAACTAATACAACTGTATTCATTGTTCTTTACTCCTGTAATATTCTTCTATGATTTCCAATGCCATGCCCTCATTTACAGGGCAGTCAATAACTTTTCTGATGCCATCCCTGAGATGTATGATCTTCAGAAACTTTGCATCAACTCCGTAACTTTGCATCAATCCAATTCTGTATAAGTTCAGCTGATATGCGATCTTTTCCTTGTTTAAAGAACTGACGGTTTTAATATCAGCAATGCCAGTTTCACCATCCATCAGCATTGTCATGTCCAACCGTCCACATGCAATCGACATATCATCCTTGAAAATCACAATCGGCAACTCGCTGTCCAGAACCTCGAATCCATATTGCTTCTGCAAAAACTTAAAATTTCGCACTGCTTCGCTTCCATCATCATAACCAGAAACATTAAAGTTTTCGATTGCCTTATGTACTGCCGTGCCTCGTTTAGATGCATTATCCAACACGGCAGGTGGTACACTTGCATAATCGTTTCTATACTTCACGCCAAGAATCTGTGTGACACTTGGCAATATAAGCCCATCATACAGATATGTGTGTGTATCATCAAAATATTCAAGCGTACCGCCTTTGATGCTGAATGTTTCCATCACTTCACCGTGATGCGGATGGATGGTTTTACTTTTGAGATTTTTGCGTACAAGTCGTATACATCAGGATTTTCATCCTTAAAAGTCTTGATGTTAAACTTTTCTGTGTCATGCTCTGGAATGAATGCAATCTTCAGAAACTCGTTGTCAATCTTTAAGACTCCATACTTCTGCATAGCATCAAGAATTTCTTTCTTCATGCTGTCCTGCTGTTTCTTGATATCTTTCGCCTGTTTCTCAAGGCTGATGATTTTCTCACATACTTCTTTAGAAAAAGTAACGTCTGATCCTGTTCTTTCAATAATATTAGCCATTGTTTTCATCCTCGCTGTAATCAAATTTAACAAAATTATATTTGCCGATAACTCTTTTGACCGACTCGTCTTCTGCACCTGCAAGAACACACAATGCTCTTTTTACATCCTCACCATATGCCATGCAAACTGCAAGCACGGTTGCCTTTTTTTCTCCGAACTGCGTATCAACCAGAACCTCGTCACCTTTCTCAATATTGGAATAAGTAGGTGAATAAAACAGGTATTTTTTACTATTGCCAGTGTGCTGGCATACTACAAATTGTTCAATTTTACTCATGACTGTCCACCTTTCTCTGCTTCATGTTTTTACTGATCAACTCACTTGCCTTCGACATCGGCATATCTTCCAGCTTTTCGATATTGTTCATCTTTAGCAGCTTTATAAGATTATCGCCTGTATATATCTTGCTCAATACTACGATTTGTCTTGGCGATGCCTTGCGCTCAGTGCTGTTAGTTGCTTCATCATCGTTTCCGTCTGTGTCTTCTTCAGTTGCCATACCAAGAAATGCACCTAATGAGTAACGCTTACGGTATGTAATCTCTGCACCTTCATCTTGCAACTTAGCGCCTTCCTTAACTGCAAACGGGTAGGTGTTTGTCTCGAATACGTGTCCGCTCTTGTGTACCAGAATACAGCGAACACCGTTTATGCCGTTCTCGTCAACTCCAATCGGCTGTAGCAATGCAAAATTCTGATTTTCCTTGATTTTGTTTAAAATGTTATCTAGTGGCACATAATCAAATGCCTTGCGCATCCATTCCCCTGTGTTCCTGTTCTTCACTGAATAGTTGACCTGTGCTGACTTTTCAAGTCCTCTTAACTGATTAACCAGTTCGATTAAATCTACTGCGATTTCTGGTGTAATGTTTTCAAATCCTTTCATTTTTCTTGTTTTCCTTTCTTTTTGAAACATCAATTTCGTACTGTTTAATAATTTTTCTTAATTCTTCTGCTTGCCCTCTTTTTACGATTTCTGCTACGATATCTAACATTTTTTTCAGCTCCCAATAATCAAATTCGCATATTCATATCCAAATACTTTGCAGAACACTTTGACAAGCTTTGTAGAAGGATTATGCGTTCCTTGCTCAATGCAAGCATAATGGCTCGTTGATACTTCAAGCATTTCTGCAACATCCTTCTGAGTAAAACCCTTTGAAATTCTGAATGCTTTCAATTCTGCTCTTTTCATTTCGTGCCCCCTTTCTGCCTTGCATTATAAACCCCTTGTAATCAAATTGCAACTACTTTCCATCAAATTACGATTATTTTTATTGTTTCAAATAGCAACCATACTGTGGCGCAATGTTCTTGATTCTGTCCATGTTTCACCTGATGGAATAGAAGTTTTCTTCAAGTAAAAAGCAGACATTTCTGCCTGCCCTTTACTAGGAGAATTTATGACCAATGTAAGCCACATCTATAATATACATCAATCAATCACCGAATGCAAACGGTGATTTTTTCTTTACTAAGATATGCTAACCTGTAGGCTATGACAAGTTAGTATAGAATTTTTCAAATAAAAAAAACAGCCCGCCGAAAACTTCGACAGGCTGAGAAAGGAATGCAGTGAACATGAAACACTGCATTAATAGTATACCATGATTTTGTTTAATATCCAACCACTCTCGTTATATAAATTGCATTTTCTGCTGAATATGTTGAGCCGTTGTTCTTAAGGATGATCTGGTAATTCTGATTGAATGTGATCATTGATCCCGACACACTAACAAGAGCGAACTTTGCATAGTCATAATCTGCAATATAGTGAATCGTGCCTAAATGCACAAGTTTTCCGTTTGGACCGAATACCTTCACACTGCCACAAGCATTATTACCAGATGATCTGTAAAAGATTTCAAGATAAGTATAATTTTCCGCGCTGTCTGACAATGTGACAGTTCCTGCTGTTCCATTTGCACTGCTGTAAAGCACCTGACCACTAGTGCAAACGCCATTCACTTCAAGACTGTTATTGTGCTTTGGAAAGCAATTCACACCGAAGCTGTATTTCTTGATGTCAACATAAGCAATCGGAATCCCCTTTGAAAGAATCAGATTGTAGGTTGTATTGCCTAGCTTGTCTGCAATATTAATCTGCACGTTCCACTCATACTCGTTATCAGCTGTAAAATTCGCATCGGTGTTATCCTGAATTGTCGTGTAAGTGCTGAATGTGCTGTTTGCAACCTTCTTCGTGCGGTACTTAATCGTTACCTCATTTTTTCCGCCTATTGATGAATAATTCGCATTGACATTCAAGATGGTTTCTGAATAATAATTGCTCTTTCGGTTCAGCTTGATGATTGCACTTGGCAATATCCAGTCGTACACAAGTACCGTGATCTCACTGATGCCCTCGTTTCCCCTCGAGTCAACGATTTTAACGGTCACTTTTGCATCGGATGATATATTTACCATGCCAACGTTTACAACGCCTGTAGAGCCGTTTAACGTGCCTGTATAAGCATTTCCATTTATTACAGCAGTAATTGATTTCAACGTTGCACTGTTTAATGCCTGCGCATTGTTTACGCTGATTTTCAATGTCGAGTTATTCCTGATAATGTACTGATTGTTTTCTGTGATTGCAACCGTTTTAGAATTTGAATCCTCATATTCAACATTAAAGGTAGGATTAGAATTTACAACGTGCGCAATGATTGTACAGCTTGACGTACCTATAACCGTACTGCCACTATAAGTCGTGACCACAATTTCGCCTGTCATTTCATTGCTGTTTGGCATTTGTGCATACAGACTCGATGCTATCTTGTCCGTATCCAACGATATATTATCCGTTACACCAGTGCCGATAGTATATCTGTATGAACCCAACTTCATCATAACGGTGTGCGTAAATACGGTTGACTTGCGGTTCATATGCACAACAATAGTATCGCCGATATTAAAGTTTGGAGAATTGTTAGGCCATGTGTTCAGACTTGGCTGTGATGCTCTGCCAATATCTGGAAGGCTCCAATTTCCAGAACCTTTGCAGTTTACAGCCGATGTATAGATTGCGCACTCTGCATATGCACTGAATGACTTTGAGCCGTTGGTTTCATGCCCGATTGCAAGCTCTCCAAATGCAACAACCGTCCCAGTATATAACTTAATTCTAGTGTTTGACTGATAAACAACAGTGCCGTTTACAGTGCACTTGAAAGGGCCTGCCATATACCAATAGCCTGACTTGATTCCCGCGCCCTTCAAAGTCCATGAAATAACAGACTGATTGTTTACGGTGCTTTGGCTTTTCAATGACCAGTCGAACTGTAGGCACGCGCCTTCGTATGCTGATGTCTTAAATGTTCCTGATGTTGCCATATTATACTCCTACTATACCGATGCCGTCATTTGTAACAGTATCGCCATCTTTTACCGTTATCGGAATAAATCTTGCCTTGTTACATAACGTGATCTCTTCCTCAATGACAGATTTTTTCTGATGAAACTCGTCTCCTGAAACCCAGAATGTCTTTGCACCTGTACGGTCATATCCTGCAAAACCAACTGAATTATTGACCACAAGATATGAGCCGTCAAGCCCATACATAATAAGCCCATTTTTGTCAAGCTTTGCAATCAGATTGTTTGCTTCATCGTATACCTCAATCTGCCCATTCTGGTTAAGGTTAGAGCCAAGTTTCAACGTTCCACCCTTTATTATGTCAGCAACTAAATTTATAACGTTGATATGTTGCATATTCAGCACATTATCAATCGTCCAAGCACTCTCGAATGTTCCATTGATTCCAGTGCTTGAAAATGCAATACCACCGCTGTTAATCATAATAACGTGGTGAGCTTCTTCCTTTGGCAGTGTATCAACAACCAGAATCTTGTCGCCTTCATAAACTACATACGAATTGCCAAGCATTCCGAGTATTGAGTCCTGAGCCTGCTGAATTGCATCTGAGAATATCACCTGTAAGTTCGCATTGTTTTGTTCCACGCTCTGCTGAATTGTTGAGCTTACTGTTCCCATAAGGTCAGAAACTTTCTGTTGAAAATTCCCAAATTCAAGCTCCGTATACTTACGAAGAATGCAATCATAGTCATACGAAATAACATGCGTTGTAATATCTACACCCATCGGTTCGTCAATTACTTCGATTGTATCACCTATGTCTGTCAGTTTTTCAACGTTTGCCTTTAACGTGTAATTCACTTTTGGCGTGCAGTTTTCATCAACATATGCCTGCCCTTGCTTTCTCAAATCCTCAACCAGTGCATTGTTGTATGCAACCTCATCAAGATTTCCGTCTGCGTCTTTGTAAAGGTCTTGATCAATGTTTTGATTGAAAGACACGACTTTTGTAAACGGAATATCGTAATGCGTATTGCTGTAAAGATAGACCTCATCCAACATCAAGCCATCTTTGCCAACTGGCATAAGTTTGGTCACAACATTGTCCCAGTTCGCCGTGCAAGTCATTTCCTTCAGGTTCTTTTTGTATCGTACAGTCACTCCGTTATCACGCCCGATGGTACTCATTATTCCGAATCTGTAATTGTCACGTACAAAGTGCCCGCCCCAACGCTCTAGAACCGTGCTAAAAGCGTCATACAGCGATGTTCTAACACATCTATATGAATCTACCATGGCAATGTCAGAATACGTCTGAAATGGGCTAGGATTGTCCGTAGCCCTGTTCAGATGATCCATTGCATCATTGCAATTCTTGTCAACAACATAACTGTCTGCAATCACATAGTTTTCTGCATCATATGAGATATGCGGTGCTTTGATTGTGATCTTGTGTTTAGTCTTTTCTGGATTCTTAATACGGAATGCTTGTGCACCCTGTGGCGTATCTGCAACAATGATTCTATTTGCTGTCAGAATGTCAACATATGATATGTCTGCCTCAATATTCAGATAGAATTTTCCGTTGTCTTCTTTATGTACTTTTGCCTTGAATGGTCGGATAACCGCATCACCATTTGATGTAAATGTTCTATCGTTAGGAGAAAATACTCTAATCATTTAGTTCCTCCTTTCTTAGCATGTTATATCTTTATGCCGTTCTCTTCCACATGTAAACAGCTAAATATGGTGGCATATTGCTATGTGCTTTTCCTCCACCTGCATTTCCAGTTGCGTTGCCATCTTCGTTTTTAGTTGCTTTTATGTTAGGCACGATATTAGTAGCTTCCGCATTAATTCCAATACACTTAGCCCCAAAATTGGTTGTTATCTTAACACCGTTCTTGTTAGCAACAATTGCCCAGTCGTTTGTATCATGATGATGTTCAGGCATTTCATCAATACCTAATTTATGATAGTATTGGCCACCTGTTTCACCATTTGCAAAGTCTGGTTCTCCTACCCCGAGTGAGCCAAAATTTGCATTAGTGTTTGTTCTCGTGTTTGTCCCTGCTCCAATTAGAAAACGTCCTTCCAGCCTTGCCCACGTTCCACCAAACAGTGTTGATGGGTTAGTACTATTTACGCTCATGTAAATAGAGCCAACTGGATATACTGCATTGATTGTCTCTGTTTTGCTAGCTGTTATGTTTGCTTTTACCTTGCCCCAAAAGTAGGCAAGTCCTGTTTCGTCTAAAAATGCCATTTTTAACCCCCTGATCCGCATATTGCATCAATTTCTGCTTCCTCGATTGCTGAATATGTTCGTTGCGTGAATGTAAATGTTGTTCCGTCTAGTGCCGTTGCCGTAAATGTCGCTCCTGATCTTGTGATGTCTTTTATTGCTTTTGACTGATCATAGTTTGCAACGTTGCCTAGACCTACTTGTGATTTTGTGACTCTATGTGGATTGCTTTTATTGCTTATATGGCTTCTGGCTGTGGAATCCTTTAGTGCGTATGTTGTGCCACTAGGCACTTTTAAACTTGATATATCAGCCATTCAAGCGACCCCCTTTATTTTGTTGTAATCGTTGCGTTTGTTCCTGTAAATGATGGCGCGGATGCACTAGCAGACTTAATGCCTGTTGCAACCGTTACCTCTGTCCCTTTTGTTGGTAAAGAGCCTGCCGAGAATCCAAGTGTTAGAGTCTCATTTGAAACCGATGCCGTGAAATTTGGCAATGTGCCTACACCAGTGATTGGTGTAACACTCGCTGTGTTTACAGCAACCGTAACAGTCGGTGCTGAAACTGAACCTGCTGGTGTATATGATGCACTCGCAGAATCCTTGAATGCCAGTCCCTTAAGACTGCCTGTACTACCAAACTCGTGCCACTTTTTGTCTGATGTAGACCATACAAATTCAAGCTGTCCGTAGATTACAACGTCACCGTTTGATGGCGTATAATCTACTTCATTGATCTTGATTGGTGATGTGCTAGAACCATTCGTAAGTGCCGTTGTTGTAACTCCTGCGTAATGCATAGCACCTGTTCCAGAGCCCTTAAGAATACTGATTTCACTTCTTGCTGTTGCGTCTTTGATGTCGTAAGTGACTCCACTAGGTAATGTAATTTCTGAAATATCTGCCATTTTTATTTTCCTCCTATAATCAGATTTTCTTTACTAATAGTATACGTCGTACCACTGTCCCACTTCATCCTGTCTGTACGTGATACGTGCATATCTGCATTTTTTTCATGTGTGTTTATTTTGCTGTTCAAATTTTCAAATTCTTTTTTTGCTTCGCTTGCGCTCTCAATATCATAGTCTGCAAGCGTTTTGTTCCCTTTTACATCAACATTGTTGATTTTAGGAATATTTTCTAATTCGTTATAATCGTCTGTCCCATCTGTCCCGATAACTGAAACGCTATCCATTTTTACGGTTAAATAATCATCATCCGCAAGCATGATAATTTTGTAAACATCCATACTTACACCCCTTTTTCGGTATCACCCGCGAACGTGACTTCTTCTGTGATAATCAGCTTGCCTATAAACGTCTGATGTATCTTGTCACCTTTGATAAGCTCAATGTCATAATAATAAGTTCCGTAATCAATGCAATCTGTATCTTCTGGCATGATTGAGAATGAATATACATTTCCGCTTTTAGTTATCGTTCCATCAGTCAGTTTTTTCTGGATGATAATTCTTCTCGATGATGTATTTGCTTTTACCGTAAAAGTGATTTGGGTAAATTCTTTGCTTACCTCTGTATCGTTTGCATCACGAACGGTAAAATGAATATTTCTAATGTCACCTCTAGGCATTTTAATATGTTCCATGTCATCACCTACCCTTTCGTAATAGCATCAATGTCAGTGTTTAAAATACGAGCAATATCAGCCCACTCGTATGCATAATTAGTGTTGCTTTTCTTTTTCAAAAACTGTCCTGTTGAACCACCTGCAGGAATTCCTTCCCCTTTGTCACCTTTATCACCCTTTTCGCCTTTAAGCATAAGTATTTTCACAAGCGGTTTTTTGAAAAAATCGTTCATACTAGTTCACCCCTATCGTTACATCGTTATGAATTTTTAACGATCCAATCAGTATTGAGAACACATCGCCATTGATGCCAATTTGCAAATCGTAATAATAATGCCCCGGCTCAACACTTACCGTATCTTCAGGAGCCACACGTACCACATAGTACAGCTTTCCATCTTCCTGCTTTGCAAATGTGATGCCATGCTCTAGCGACTTTTTGAATATCGGCGCATCATCATCAAAGTTCTCTTTGCATGTGAAGTATGCACTGTCCAGTTTTTGCAAGGCTTCGTCATACTCAACCTCGAAAGCAAATGCCAATGTGTCGCCTCTAATCATTTCAAGATTCATCTTTTCCATCATATCCACCTCGACTGTTTTTCAAACGCAATATATGTCAATGTTCCATCCCATGACACGGAGTTAGACCCTACTTTCAGCACAAAGTTATCGTAATTTCCGACAACGTATCGGTTCATCAATACATCATCATTGTACGCCTCAAGTCTTCCTGTGTCTATAGTGATTGAATTTGATGCGCTCATATCAATTCTGAACAACTGCATATCATTCAACGACAGATTGATAATCCCTGTTCCTTTGATATGAATAATCGGCTTTGATACATAATTGCCGTTATTTCTAACTGTGATAGCACTTGTCGGATTGCTGAACGCCTTCAGTTTCTCGATATTGCTGTATTTGAATGGCTGTACATGATACGTGATCTCAGCCGTTCTGAATCTCATAAGTCGTTCATAATCAATCGAATCCAGAATGTCGTACACGTAGTATTTTTCTGGCTCATTTGAAAATGTTACCGTTCCGCTTGAATTGAAAAACGTAATAATATCATCAATATCATAGTCGCCAAACAGACCGATTTTCATTTTTTTGTCATAAGCCGAATATCCAAGCCTTGTGATCACATCACCGTCGCGCCCGTCTATTTGTTCGATGCTTGTACGCATCAAAGGCTTTGTAATCGGTGGCAATTCCTGTATCAGCAATCCTTTTAGATATCGGCTGTCTTTTCTATTTTGAATAACGTAATTCCTCATATTTTCACCGCCTTATTCATAAATAAGTTTTGTAACAGTCTTATCCACGAAATGGCCCATTTCTTCATCGTCCATCTCGATTTTAACCTGTGATAGTGCATCCTTGAATGCCTCAACCATAGAATCGTAGCTTCTTCCACCACTTGCAGAAACACTGCCATTCACATTGAATGCGTCAGACATGCCATTTGCGAGTGCTTCTGTCTGGCTGATTAGCTCAGGGCTTGCCTTTTTAAGCGAATCACTCAACCCCTGTACCATGTCAGGCATCCAACTTTCATATTCAGCCAATGGTCCTTCATCAGGTCTTGAGAAATGAAGAAAAGACTTAATTTTATTTGCAACATCACTTACCGCACTTGTGACATGATGAATCGCATTTCTGATGCCATTTGCAATGCCCTTCACCATATCAACACCCCAGTTATACAGCTGACCCGGAAGACTTCTGATTTTCCCGACGATGTTATTTACAAGCCCAGATGCAGCATTTGCACCTGCTTGTGCCAACTGTCTCGCAAAGTTCCATGCGTTGTTCAATGTACTTGACAGCCAATTCCATACAGCAGACGGAAGACCACGGATGAATGATACAACCCTGCCAACAAAATTAGAACCTGCTTCAGAAGCCCTAGAAACCATGTTAGAAGCCCAATTCTGTACATTGCTTATAACATTACCAAGGAATGCTCCAATACGTCCAGGAAGTGCCTGAAACCACGATATGAGGTTGTCTATGAATCCACCAACTGCCGTGATTGCATTTCCGACCGTGTCCTTGAATGCATTCCACACACTTATGACGGCATTTCGGAATCCCTCATTTGTATTCCATAATGTTACGATTGTTGCTATTAGTCCTGCAAGCAACGTAGCAACCAACATAATTGGGTTGGCATTCATTACACCGTTAAGCAATGCTTGTGCAACAGATGCGCCCTCGTTAGCAACCTGAAATGCTTTAACTGCTCCAACCACGCCGTTAATCATGCTTGCTACCTTCCACGTTAACATTGCCGTTCCGATTCCTGCAACAAGCGATATGATCGTATCGCCATTGTCCATAATAAATCCGAATAAATCACCAACACCAGAAATAATATCATCAATGACAGAAACGACAGAATCAATATCCATATTGTCGATTGCATTTGTAATGTTTGGAATCCATTCATCAGAGGCTTTTTTCAGAATCGGCTGTAATGCTTCACCAAGTTTGGAATTGATCGTATCACTCAATGTCGAAAGTCTGCCATCCAATGTCTGAGACTGTGCATCCATTGACTTAAAGTATTTGCCACCTTCAGACGTTGACCTTTTCATAGAATCCGTGATCTCATCAACTGACATTTTGCCTTTTGATATTCTGTCATAAAGGCTTTGCATACTTTCTCCGGTATGTTCTGAGATTTCCTGTAACGGGTTGAATCCTGCATCAATCATCATGTTTATGTCTTCAAGTGATACTTTCTGCGCTGAACTCATTTTCCCGTATGCTCTTGCAATGGATTCCAGCTTGTCAGCATTTCCCTGCGAGATATCACCAAGCATCATCATACTGTCAACCGCATCATCAGCGCTAAAACCATAGTTCATCAGCAAAGATGTTGCATCTGCCAACTGTGGCATATCAAATGGAGTTTTTGCTCCAATATCAGCAAGTTTTTTGACCGTCTCGCTTGCCTTGTCTGCTGAACCTGTCATGACTGTAAACGATGTCGTGTAATACTCCATAGACTTCTGATAGTCAACCGCACCACCTACAAGATTCTTGAATCCATCAACAACCTTGCTGATTGCCTGTGAAGCAAGATTAGCCATCGTACCCTTTAGTACTGTGAAACCATCATTAAGGTTTTTTGATGCACCGTCAGCATCACCCATCTTTTTTGACAGATCATCAACCTGTTTTGCACTACCATCAGATTCTTTGCCGAGATTGTCAATCTCTTTTGTGGTCTTGATAACGTCAGCTTTTGCATTGTTCATCTGCACTGCAAGCTGTGATAGTGATTTCTTGTTGTTGTCCTGAGCCGTTGTACTTTCGTCATACTGCTTTTGAAGTTCATCAACTACCTTTTTCTGTTCTTCGTATTCTTTGGTATTTTTTCCAGACTGCGCTTCAATGCTTGCGAGCTTTCCCTTTGCACTTTCCAACTTTTCGCCTAATTGTGTATGTTCATCTGCTGACTGCTTAACAGCATTCTGATACTGTTTGTACTGGTCAGACACTAACTTTAGCTTTGATTTCTGTTCTTCAAGTCTCTTATTCAGCACGTCACTCTTAGCTGTCAACGCATCGGTGCTTGTGTCGTTCTTATCATACGTACTTGTTACAATCTTCATTTCTGACGATACTTCACGCAAGTTCTGTGTAATCTGTTTCAATGCTCGTCTGTATTCGCTCTCGCCTTGTAGCTTGATTGTTCCACCTAATGCCATGCACTCACCCCCTTAGAACCAGTCGTCTTCATGCTGTGATTTTTCGTATGCTTTTGCGTATGTTGTTCCTGTCTTTTCAAGCATCAGCTCAAAATCAAAATCGTTTTTGTAATGCTTGTAATACAGGTTGAAAGTTGTAAGCGTAAGTCTCCCGACTTCATGGAATGTAAACCCAAGTTTTTTTCTGCCAATGAAATAAAACCATGTAAAATCTATTGGCTCTGGTTCATCCACTTCATCGGGGATTATGCGTTTTTTTCAGCACTCTGCGTGCTGTCAACAACAACGCCATTCATCAACTGTGCAGATGATCGCAAGCCAATTTCCGTGATCATTCTGCCGACCTGCTTGTTAGTAAGCATCTTTTCACTTGTGCCATTTTCCTCGTTGTCGATATCAATGCCCTCATTCAGCATTGCCGTGATTCCAAAGATAACAGCCTTTGCGTTTGGCTCACCATTGTTTTTCGCACCATCAGTGAGTTTGCCCCAGTTTTCAAGTGTTCTGTACTTATCTTGAATAACTTCCATCACGTTCAGATTGAAAACTAGCTTGTATTTCTTGCCTTTGTATTCAAGTGTCTTTGATACTTCCTTCATGTTTACCCTCCTAAAAAAATAAGACAGGGGACGAACCCTGTCTTTAATATGCTTTCTAGACTTAAGCCTTTGCCATCAGTCCTTCAAGATATGTGACAGCTTCAGTCTTTGTATCAAACGTCTTTGACTTTGACCATGTGCCATCAGCCAATGTTGCAACAGTTCCTGCAAGTTCAGTTGTGCTGAATGATACGCTTTCACCCTTTGTAGAATCATCTTGAGAAGGTTCTGAGAATTTAACCTTGCACAGGAATTCTACTGTGTACTTGTAAGCTCCGTTCACCATCTTTGTAACGATTCTTCCGAAACCTACATATGGCGCAACATCGTTTGCATTTCTGACAAGTTCCTTCCCGTCTTCAGCCACTGTATGCCCCAGAAGGTCTGCCATTGTCTGCACGTCTTCATTGTCGATTCCTGCTGTAACAGAACCCTTCTGGAAAGATGTATCACTTTCTGCCAATGCATCATCGGCATACAAAGACGCATCATTGTTGCTGATATCCACCTTACACGAAATAGCCTTGGCTGGCTTTTTCGCGCCATCATATTTTGCTGTTCCTTCTTCCGATTCCGTAAGTTTTGAGTATCGGAAGTTATTTAACCCGATTTTAGCCATTATTCGCTCCTTTCGATTGAAAAACATAATGTCTTGTGGTAATACTTCGTATCATCCTCATACATATCTTCGGATGAACGGTCAGGTTCCCACATAAACCCGACAGCTTTAAGCAATCCTTTTAACGCCTTGATAATCGGCTTGTAATTGCCTTTTGAGTAAATATCAAAATCATAATATTCAACGTAGTTCAGCAGTTCATCATCGCCATGTAACACGCTGTCCGCATCTGTCATTGTGTAAGTGATGTATGTTTCCGAACGTCCATTGTATCGTAAGAACTTGACTGGAATTTTTTTGCCGTTGACCGTGAAGTCACTCAATGTTTTTTCAATGAGGTTATTCATCTAACAGTCCCCCGCTCAACTTTTTCTGCGTTTCTTCCATTGCTTTCATAATCTGTGACTTTTTAAAAGACTTTCTGAAAAATGGATGCTTTGGATATTTCCTTTTGTCACTGCCATACTCGAACATATTAGCAACAAGTGGAGCAGGAGTCTTCTTGCCTTCCTTGTTCTTGAAATATCCAGTGATCATAACTTTCGTGTTGATACCATCATCTGATGGAGTTTTATACACACGTGACAGCTTCACGTTTTTTGTGAATCCTGAACTTTTCAGCGCCTCTGGAAGATTAGCAATAACATTTTTACAAACAACCTCTGCACCTGCTTGTGTCATACCACCAAAGATGTGATCAAACTGCTTGTCAATGTAAGATATATCCTTCAGTACACTGTCGTCAATATCAACAACAATCTTTGCCATCAGTGTGTCACTTCCTTTGCTTCAATCTCTAATTCTACGCTGTTTTCATTAACGTTATTGAGATATTCAATAGTATATGTCTTGCCATGGAACTCAATCAGCATGTCTCTTGTGATTTCTGTTTTCGGATAACGAATTGTGAAATTGGTGTATGCTTTCTCAAAATCAGAATTGTTCGCAATCAGCGTAAATCCTTTTGTCGTTCTCACATATGCATATGGTGTAAGAACCACTTTCTTCTGTTCTGTCTGAAAGCCATCATCATCTGTCACAATCACCGTTTTGTAAATTGTGATACGCTTTGAATACTTCCCTGCGTTTAACATTGTTCACGCCTCACAACAGATTCACACTGTGCATCGCAAGAATGCTCTGCACCGTGTTGTTCAGGTCTTTACTGTCAACATACATTGTTCTGTTATCCCACATGTCCTGACAAAGAATAAGCACCACTATCACAAATTCAGGATATTTGTCCAGATCATCAATCCCAGTATAGTTTTCGATGAAAGAAGTAGCGATGGAAATAAGCATGGTTAATGTATTTATATCGCTGTCTGTTACTTCGTCCAATCTCAAATAGTCTGCAACGCATTCTTCTGTAATATCACTGACTTTGCTTACTTCCATATTGCTTCACCCTTTCTTATTTGCCTGCCATCATCACAAGTTTTGCAAGTTTCTGAGTATCGGCAACCTTTGCATCCCACTCAACGAAAGCAAGAATTCCAAGTAGATGTTCTTCTGCATATCTTTCCTGTAATACCTGCATGTTAGCATTTTCTGAAACCTTCACTGCAAGACCAGAAAAGTCACCGTAATAAATGGCTGTCTTCCCTGCAAGCATCTTGTCCATTGCATCAGAACAATAAACATCCTTACCTAGAAGTGTATATCCCCATTTTGCTGTAAAGTCACGGTTCAATAAATAATCGCCTTCGTTGTCCTTCAACTTTCTGATTGCATTTCTAGTTTCACGATTCATGATCCATACGGAATTAGCCTGATAGTTGTCGATTACTTTGTCCTGCACATCCATTAGCTCGTCAGATGTAATCTTTGTGGCTGTGGCAGTTGTAACAGTCATATCTGATGTAATGCCCTTTAAACCCTCAACCTTTCCTACTGTTCCGAACAGAATTTCATGTTCAAAATATAGCGCGATTGCCTGTGCCATTTTTGCTTCAACAAATCCCACAATGTCGAAATTGGAATTGTTAATCAAGCTCTTTGAAATTTTAGCAAGGCAACGTGCAAGGAATCCATCAAGTTCAATCTGGCTGATAACAACCTTTCCAGAGTCTGCTGTTGTTCCTTCATCTGCATACTGCATCACGATAGAACTGTTCTGTTTGTCATACTTTGGCAGTACCAGTTTACCAGTAATGTTATAGCGGTCTGCCATAGAGAACACAGGTGAGATTTCAATCACTTGAGAAATGATTTCATTCCACACGGTTGTCGGAATCAATGTTTTTGCATCAGCAGGCATTGTTGGTGTGTCCGTATTCACAATGCCACGAATTGCATTTTCAAACATCTTGTGATCTTTTTCTGCATTTGTCATTTCAACAGGTGCGCTTGGCACCGGCTTCATGCTCATTCCTGCCATCTGGTCATACATAGCAACAGTTGCATCAATGTCCTTGACTTCTTTTTCAAGGTTTGCAAACTGGTTTTTTTCGTCTTCAGATGGTAATCTGTTTTCTGCCTTTGCAGTTGTTAGCAGTTTCTCCATCTGAGCGACTTTCGAATTTCGATTTTCAATGAGTTCTTTTACGTTCATTTCTTCACCCCTCCGTCATTTTTTTAATGAACTAATAATATTCTCGTATGCCGAGTAATCAAGCACACGATCCTCGACAGGTTTTTTAACCTGTTTTGGTTTTCTTAATGCATCTGGAACATGTTTATAGTTTCTAAACAAGTCCGTTGCACATGCTTGTACATCCTTCACACTGTCCAATGCGTTCACATTGAAATAATTTCCAATGTACATATCATCATCAGGATTGCCACAGAACCACGATTCGTTGTCAACTAGCTCTGCGATCTTCTCTGCTGTGATTCCTTCTTTTGCCTTTGCTTCATACATTGGCAACATCGTTCCGCTTTCAATCAGATTCAATGTGTCAATGCCATGCTGTAAATCGTTTGCATTACCATACGTACAAGTCATTGGCTTGTGGATCATCATTACAGAATTTTTGTAAATATTGATATCGTCTGCGACCATGGCAAGATACGTTGATGCACTTGCGCATAATCCATCAATATATGAATGAATCTTTGCTCCTGTGTTCTGTCTGAATCTCTTCAACATTGAGACCATTGACGAGCTTGCAAACACTGAGCCACCGCCACTATTGATGTAGATATTAAAGTCTGTCACTCCATTCAAGCTGTCAAGCTCTGCCTTGAATGTGTTTGTGTCAATTGCTGTTTCTGATTTCTCGCCAAACCAGTCTGGCACGTTCTCATCAACAATATCGCCATAAATATAAAAATCTGCACTAGTTTTCGTCAGATTCTTTAGATACTTGTAGTTCATCATCTGCCCCCTTTTTAGTTTCTTCAACTTTCTCAGCCGTTTCTTCTTCTTCATCTCCACCTGTCACCTGTCCAGTGTTTGGTGTGTAATATATTCCTGTGTTGGTGTCATACAATACTGCGCCAAGTCCAACATTGATCACGTCCATACCCTCAATATAATTGAGATTTTCCATTCGGCGTAACTCATTGATAGTCATAAGTCCTGTATCTTTTGCAACCTTGTAAGCATCGAATCTTTCTTTGATGGTTGCTTTCACAATTTCCTTTGTATCGAATTCAAAAAAGAAGTTTCTCTTTTCTTTCTCCAACAGCAGTGTGCTGTTAATTGCTGTCTCAAATGCTTTAATTATCGGATAGATTGCTTCTTTGAATGTCAAGCTGAAGTCACTGTGAATATGGAAAACTCCATTTATTTCATCCTGTAAAGTCTTCTTGCTTTCATTCAACTGCATTTCAACTGAACTATTTGACGACTCCTGAAACTTGATGCCGTTATTCAGAACCATGACGGACTCGGTGTTGTTGGCGTATAACCTCTTCCATGCTTCTTTGAGCTTGTCCACTTCTTCCTGTCCAAGCCTACGCTCTGCCTGTAGAAAACCTTTTTTGTTACCGCCTGTCTGAACCAGTCCAAGCTGATATACCAACGTACTGTATGCTGTTTCAAGGGCCTTAGATATTTCTTCCGTCAATCCTTTTCCGCTTGCACCGTCTTTAGTGTTTCTCAACAGCTTGATCATGTTCCAAGGATATATTTTATTTGCACCAACATAGAACTGTACGAAACGGTTCATCGGGTCGGAATTTGACCACACGGTAACATTCATATCTGGAATATATTTCAGTGCCGTTACGTTGTTCTGTCTGTCTCTTTGAATGAAACAATATCCACCCTTGCCAAGTAAGTAATCCTCGACCATGGCCTTTTTTGTCTGAAACCCGTCAAGCGTGTTTCCTGTATCACCATTCAGCATTCGTACACGGCTGTCTCTCTGCACTTCCTCAATCTTGCCGTTCTTGTACTTATACAATTTAACAGGCATGGATGCAATCGAACCGCTGATAAAGTCAACGGCACCTGATACGGCAGGAAGTGTCAGCGCCTTGTCCCTTGTGATTGTCTCATTATTGAGCAATGCCGACAACAGCACATCGTCAAGCTGAACACTTTGATCGTTAAGATTTATTTTGTTCTTGATTCTTTTCTTAAATAGTGCCACTCTCGTTACCGCCCCTTTATTAGTATTTTCTATTTGAAACATTTTTACACCCATATATTAGCATAAATGCACGTTTATATCAATTAAATCATCTGGAATGTAAAGTCACCCTCATTCAGGAAATAATCCTGCTCAAGAAGGTAAATTGCATTGATAAGTGATACAACCATATCAACCTTGCCGTTGCTCTTTTTCTTGCTCACATACATATTTTTGTTTGTGTCATATGCACATTTCGCATTCTGATAATTAATTTCAAGAAGTTTGTTTTCTGTGTATTTGAATTTCTGTTTAAGTATTGCTTCTTTCATCCTCTTTGTCGGAGAATGTAGCACGCTTGAATACTGCTTTATCTGAACCGTGTTATAGCCCTCATTAGCCAATTTCTGCGCTGTGCTTAATGCATTCCATCTATCATATCCAATCGCCTGTATTTGTACGTTATAACGGCTCTCAAGGTTTAATATGAACTGCTCAACAAACGCATATGAGATAACTCTGTCACCGCACGCAAATACCTTATCACTCTTCAATAGTTCTTGATAATTCACACGCTCGGAAATTGTTTTCTCTGTGATTCTGTCTGCTGGAATGAACGCAAAACTTTCTGCAAGAATGTTATCATCATCATCAACGGAAACCATGGCAACAGATGTATTATCGTTCGACTCTGAAAGGTCGACACCTAGATATACAACTCTGCCGTTCCAATCAATGTCAGCAACCTTGCACGCCTGAACATCCTTAACATCAATAAATGTTTCTGTTCCCTGACCTTGATAAATGATATTGCAGTGCTTTGTTACAAAGTTTTCTCGCTCATTCTCAATGGCAATGGCTCTTGCACGCTTCTTTACAAGATCATCCCAGATTTCAGGGATTTCCAATGATGCAGGATTCGCCTGTTTCAAAACAAGATTGTCTGTTTCCCAATCTGATGTTTTGTCAGGTTCATACAACAACGCAAAAACAGTATCGTCTTTCTCAATACCATCAAGAACCTTCTTGGCATACGCGACCTCGTCCTCGAAAGGATTGTCGATTGTCGGATATTTTGTGCTGATAACGAACCCTAATTTGTTAACAACATTTAGCTGTCCAGATCTCATTGCTTCGACAGGATAACCGTTTGGCAATGCTCCAACTTCATCTGCGATAAATGCATTCGGCATACGTCCGTCCATACGATTGTTACTGTATGCTAACGGGATCAACGTGTTTTCATTCGGCTTGAATTTGATGTAGTCCCTTAACAATTTGAAACGCTTTGTTCCTTTGTACTCATATATCAGTGGACTACTTTTTATTGTGTCTGAGATTGCCTCTTTTATTTCTCTTGACAATGCACCATCTGGTGCAACTGAAAAGAACTTTGAGAACCTAGGCTCAGTAAGAAACAGAATAATAAAGATTGTTCCGATTGTATATGTCTTGAAATTCTTTCTGCAAATTTCCAACAGTCCTGTCTCGTATCTGCGCTTTTTCGGCTTGTCACGATATACAGTGCATAGCATGGCTATATAAATAAGCCACTGATACCCAGTGGCGCACTTATACATCGACTGTCCTGCTTTCAATCCTTTTGGCATGATAAGCAATTTCAAAATGTTCTCAATCTGCTGAACCTTTTTTTCAGATACAAAGTATTTATCGTCTTTTCCTTCTGCAATTCGCATCCAGTCTCGCATCTGCTTTTTTACGTACTTTGGCGTGGTTTTCTTTCTAATAGAGTTTTTGCAATACTCGTATGCCTTACTGCTCGTCACTGCCATCATCATCACCGCCACCATTGATCAGCTGTAGCAATGGGTCATCATCAGATGTGTTATCATCTGCACCAAAGTTTCTCAAGATTCTCATTAATGTTGTTACTGTCTTGTTTGCAGAATCAGTAGTTCTGTTGTAGTCGCTTATTGCAGGATTTGTATACAGATTCTTCCTGTTCTTGACGTATTCTTTTGTTACCAATGCACCTTCTTTTTTTATCGTCTTTTCAAGCTCGGTTAAGATATTCAGCTGTACTTGATAGCGCTTGAATGTCGTGATGAAGAAAAAATTAGATTGAACACCACTTTCTTCGGCAATACGAATAATCTCCTGTGCCTGTTCATTTAATGATAGTTTGGCCATCTATTTCACCTTCATTTCTACTTCTTTTCTTAGGTCACTGTTTGTCCTAAACAGACCCGTTAGATTGGTTACATCAGTAAATCCGTCACTCTTAGCCCCTCTTGCACTCACACAAGCATGGTCTGCTTTGATATTAACATAAACGCTTTCGCTACCTGTCGCCATCGAAAGACATTCAGAAATATCCTGCGATAGTCTTTCCTGTAGCTGTAATCTTTTGGCACACAAATTTACAATTCTAGGAATCTTGCTCAGTCCAATAACCTGATATCCACCTTCAACTTCTTTCGGAACATAAGCAACCGTTATTGTCATGTTATACATCAACGCCAAGTGATGTTCACAGTGGCTGAACACATTTTTTACTTCTTTGACGACCAACGCATCAGAAGGAACTGTAAATTTCTTATCATACATGTTCGCAATTTCCGCATTAGTGTAGTTGTTCCCCTCCAAAAGTTCTTTCCAGTATTTCACAACCCTTCTAGGTGTCTCAATTAGTCCTTCTCTGTTTACATCTTCTCCAAAACTTTCAATAAGAAGTCGGACAGCTTTCTCACATTTTTCTTCATTAAATTTATTCATGTTACACTCCTCTTTTCTGCGGATCCCAAATAACCTTGTGCAACTGTATCTGTACTCTATATTTCTCGGTATCTAAACCGTCACTGTGTAATTCTTTAAGGAAGCTAACTAAGTTTCTTGCATCACATTCGCCAAATATTGGTGATAGATATACATAGCATTTTGGTCTGTATGCCATGAGCAGATTTTTCACATAATAAAAATCACTTTCTGAGCATACAATCTTTAGACAATCACTTTCCCTAAGACGACATAAGTTTTCGTCTTTCATATGCCCATGCATTGCGCTTGCTGGTGTTTTCCAGTCCATCGTAATTGTAAGACCTTGTGCTATATCAGACGGTACAGTAATAGAGCCATTTGTTTCGAGATTTACGTGAAATCCTTCGTCAATCAGTTTCTTAAGAAGTGTCATTGAGTTTTCTTGAAACAGTGGCTCACCACCAGTTAGCGTAATACGCTTATTACCTAGTTCGTGACACTTTTTGACAATATCATCAATATCCATTTCGTTTCCTTCGTTAAAAGCGTATGCGGTGTCACAATACGAGCATCTTAAATTACAACCTGTTAGTCTTACAAATGTTGCAAGGGCACCAGTTGCAAGCCCCTCACCGTCAATGCTAGAAAAAATCTCATTTACTTTCATCTTCATAAACAGCAGTGTTCCCCTCGCTTTCTTGAACAGATACCTTGTAGCACTTATCACCAATTTCATCGTGAATCCACTTAGCCATATTCTCTGCAGTAGGATTTATTTCTCCAATGACGTTGTTGATATATTGGTGGTCTAGCTTGCTGTGAATTCTTTTTTTGATTTGAGTGAAGTCCATAATCATTCCATTGTGATCTAGTTCTTCGCTTTTTAGATATACTGTAACAATCCAATTGTGACCGTGAATATTTGAGCACTTGCTTTTATAGTCTAATTTAAGATTATGAGCACCTGCAATTTCCATTCGCTTACTTACGTAATACATTTTCTTTGCCTCCTTATTTTTCGTATTCAACTGGGTCTTCTACCCCGTTTGCTTCAAACGCTTTCTTTCTATCAATGCAAGTTCCGCATTTTTCACACTGTTTGTTTCCGCCTTCATAGCATGACCACGTAAGCTCATAAGGAGTTCCTAGTTCAAGACCCAATTTTACTACGCCCGCTTTGTTTAGCTCAACCAATGGAGCGACGACATGAACAAGCCCATAAGTCCCAATATTGATAGCTTTACCCATCGTGTCGGTAAACTCCTTGCTACAATCTGCATAAGCATTTCCAGCTGAGTCATCTGCATGTGCTTCTAGATATATTTCGCATTCTTCATCTTCATATAGTGATTGAGCTAGACTTGCAACCGTGCTAAGAATAAGCCCATTTCTGAAAGGAACATAGGTTTCAACCTTTCCTTCTCCGTTTTTGGCAATTTGCTCGGCATATGATTCATGCTTTATTTCTTTTGTAGATTGTTCCAATAACGAGCAGTTTGAATACTGCATGATACTTGATAAGTCAAATTCATAATGTTTCAATTCATAGTAGTTAGCAACTTTTCTTGCACACTCAATTTCCTTTTTATGCTTCTGTCCATAGTAGATAGATACCGTTGCTACGTTTTCTTTTCCGAGTTTATCAACTGCGATTGATACACATGTAGTTGAGTCAACTCCTCCACTTGATAATACTAATGCTTTCATAATTCCTCCTTATAAAAATTTATCTGCATACTTTTGAAACTTTAACCATTCTTCAATGTTGTGATGGTGACTTTTCATATAATCCCCTATCCTTCGATCCTTATATCCTATACTTTTCAATGTGCCGTTTTGAAATATGTATAACGTGCCAAATCTTCCACCGCTTGACCATGATGTACTATCCACTGAGTAGAAATGGTATCTTTTCAGTGCTTTCAGATTTGTAAACCCAAGCCCATGAACCTTGCACCCATTTTCTTTCGCTATGTCTAGCAGTGGGCTAAGATATTTGTACTCTTTGGGTTTTATTTCTTTAATTACAATTCCACCGATTGCAACATAGTCATATTCTTTAGTTAGCTTATGCCATTCCTCAAGTCCCCTTGCTTTGTGCCAAACTGGAATACACTTTTTTCCAGTTCCTTTTTCAAGCACCGCTCGCATTTCTTTTACTTTCTCATACCCTACGATACTGTCTATATCAAGCTCAAAGAAATACTTTATATCATACTTGTTTATAAAGTTTATGTAGTTCTTTAAATACTGATTGAAATCTACTTTTTCTTTGTTACTGTTCAGGAACGTAAACGCCCCGCTATCAAGCAAGAACATTTTGCATTCCTTGATATATGGAATCTGCCACTCTTTTACTGAGTAAAAGCTTTCCAAAATATAATCAATTTTGTGCTCTTTTAGCAACTCTTCTTTTGTATTCGTACCAGCTAGGAATATCTTCACGTCACTACTCCTTGGTGAACTGCTTGTGGCAGTAAGGGCATGTGATAGTATCTGTTTCTTTGTCCTTTTTGTTTGGCTCTTCCGCTTCGGTGAAGAAATCATCGAGGTCTACTGCCTCGCTATCTAAGAATCCAAGTTCTGACATATCAATGTCAATGTTGTCTAACTCCTCGGCAAGAATACCCATGTTGAACCCCGTGTTCATTGTGGTTTGATTGTGAACAAGCGTATATGCTCTTCTCTGTTCGTCTGTAAGGTCATCTAAACGAATAATTGGCACTTCTTTCATGCCTAGTTCCTTGCAAGCCTGTAATCGTCCATGGCCTTCAACAATCAGATTGTCTTTTCCCCAGATGCCAATTGGGTCATTCATGCCGAATTCACGAATTGAGTTTTTAATTTGTTCAATCTGTTCATCTGTGTGAATCTTTGCATTCTTTTCATATGGTTTCAGCTGTTCAATAGGAATGTAATCTACTTTTAGCTTCATTGAATTGTTCCTCCTTCATTTCGAAATGTTCCACGTGAAACATTTTTTGCTTTTTTCGTTTCTTTTTGAAACATAAAAACAGCTATAATCACAGTATAATGTGATTTATGCCGTTTTTCCAAAAAATCATGAGATTTTATTAATTTTGTGTATTTACCTTTGGACGTTACATCTCCGTCCCGTGCCAGACCATGCCTGTTACCTAGGGCGGGTTAACTTCAGCCTGTCGATTCTTTCCTGTGCTAGCTTCTTTAGATATTCCTTGTCTATCATTCCTGCATCAGCCATCCTGTGACAGTCTTTGCATAAGCATATCAGGTTATCGTCTTCCAACCATAGCTCTGGCTTATCCTTCAGCTTCTCTATGTGATGTACTGATACGTTACGATAATTATATATCCCTTTGTCCTTGCACACTTCGCATAGATAGTTTGCATCTTCTCTAATCTGTTTGCTCTTCTCTGTCCATACACTCTTGCTTCTCAGCCTTGATTCTTTGTAGCTGTACTTGTAGTGTTTCTTCTCTACCTTGCACACATAACCTTTCGGATGTATCTTGCCACATCTGCTGCAAGCATAGAATCCTTGTGCCATTACTTAACTCTGATGCGCTGTCCAGCACGAATCTTATTCGGATTAGCAATACCGTTCATCTGTGCTAAACGCTGATATGTTGTTCCATATTTAGAAGCAATACCACTTAATGTATCGCCTCTCTTAACAGTGTAATATACTGCTTTGCTTGCTTTGTTAGCATTCATCAATTTACTAACAATTTCTTGTATTGCATTGTAGTTATATCCTGCTCTTGTTAAACGCTGTTTGCGATCATCACCATTGCCCCACTTTCCTGCAATAACTTCATGTGCAATCTCTTCATTAGATTTCTTTTTCAGCTTTGCATTCACTGCATTCTGAACAACATTGTAGTCATATCCTGCATCGGTTAAGCGTTTCTTTCTGTCAGCTCCATTGCCCCATTGACCCGCAATTACTTCATCAGCAATCTGATCAATTGGTTTTGTCTGAGGTTGTGTTGCGTTACCTCTTGAATATCTTGAAAGGTCTGCATACATTACATTTTTGTCTAATGGTTTAGAAGTGTACTGCTGTAATGTTCCATATTGAGAAGTGTTTGTGTGCTGTGTTCCATCATTCTTGCCCCAATTTGCAACCCATTTGTCGAATCTGTCATTTAATCCATTTACATACTGAAGCCATGAACTAGATGTGTAAATTCCTGAATAATATCCTGCATCCTCAATCATCTTACAGAATTTATAGCAGATTGGTGCAATTGTTGAATTAGAGAACTTGAAGCCGTGCTTTCTCTTATAACCGTCTGCGTCTTCCATATCAAACCATACACCAACCTTGATATCATTCTTGTATTTAGCAATTGCATTAAGAACTCCTCTTGCTTCTGCTTCTGCATCTGCTTCATTCAATGCATACGAATAATGGTAAACCCCAAATGGAATGCCTAACCTTTTACATTCGTTCACGTTTCTTTCAAATTTTTCGTCTAAATGAAAGTGACCATATCCAACCCTGATAATTACAAACTGCCCTTTATATGGTTCTAAATTAATATTGCCGTTGTGTTTTGAAATATCAATACCGTACATTCTTTATCCCTCCTCGTATAATATGTACGTAATCAGTTAATGAATTCTATCGATTCATTATTGATTGTACATTCTAATTTTAAGATAATAGTTTTGTTTTGAATGAAGGTT